ATATCAAGCGATGCTGTTGCGTGGGATGATGACGAAATTTTAACTGAGTGGGCATGGAATGATGAGAGCTTTGTGGAACAAAGTGACTTGATTGCTGAAAACTCAGATTTAGAAAACGTATCAATTTTTATTGAAGAGCGCGATCTGTAAGATATAATCATGCAATAGCATGAAAATCTTATTTGTATCTGACTATACACTAGCCCAAAGAGAGGGCGGGGCGCAAAGAAGCAATAGCATTTTAATTAAAAAAGGTAAAGAATTAGGCCACGAAATAATAGAGCATAGTTATCAGTCTTCGATAACAGACTTTTTGGCATCTTATGATTTAATAATACACTCCAACCTCGAACATATAAATGCAGTCAATCCTGAAAAAATAGATTTTTTAAAAAGATTGCCTAATTGTATTAGGCTTGAGCATGATTCATGTCATTATTTAGATACTAGAACAAGGGCGCATTTGTTCACGACATCAATAAAAAACTTTTTTCTCAGTGATTTTCATGTTTCTTTTTTTAAAGAACTTTATGGTGATTACTTTATAAATACAGAAATAGTTTATGATCCAATTGACACGGAACTTTTTTGTAAAACAGATCAAGAAAAAATTTACGATGTAGTATACTGTGGATTTATTCATGAACTTAAAGGTGCTCAAAAAATAATAGATTTTGCTAGAGAAAATCCAGATAGACAAATATCAATTTTTGGTTGGTCACAAATGAATCCTTATGAATTTTTTCAAAATGAAAAAAACATACATTTTGATGGACTTAAAACTCAGGAAGAGGTAGCTTCTATTTTAAAACAAAGCAAAGCTATATTTCATGCACCTATAGTTAATGAGCCATTTTGTAGAATGGTTGGTGAAGCATTACTGTGTGGGGTTGAGGAAGTAATAGGAGAAGTAGATAAAATCGGATCTTATTTAGAATTTAAAAAAGTTGGATATGATGAATTTAAAAATAAATGCAAAAATGCGGCTGAAATTTTTTGGGACAAAATAGATAAATGAATTTTTTAAACGGCACATATTTTAAGCATCAATGTAAAGTTCAATTAACGGACTATCAAGATGAGAGAACTCCAGTCTTTAAATTAAAAGTAGATGATGATATAAAAAATAACTTTGTTTTCTGCAAGCCAGAGTTTTTACAGTTGTTTGAAAAATCTCAAGCGATTGGCTCCTCTGAATTTACTTTAGTAACTCACAATTCTGATTTAAATTTTACTTATGAGAATGTCAAAGCTGTTATTGAATTTTTCCCTAAGATGCAGCACTGGTACACTCAAAACTTATTATGCGAGCATCCTAAAGTTTCTCCAATACCAATAGGTATTGCTAATCCTAAATGGTCTCATGGCAATCAGGATAGATTCAAAAAAATAATAAATGAACAAAATGAAAAGGATAATTTGTATTATGCTAATTTTAACATTTCAACCAACCCAACAGAAAGAAATTATTGCTATCAATGTTTAGGCATTGAACCTCCTGTAAATTATCCAAACGCTGCGTCAATAAAAGATCATGATGATTTTGTTAATCACACTCAAGAGAAGTATTTAAGAGACATTTCTAAATCTTACTTTACAATTTCTCCTGATGGTAATGGTAAAGATTGCCATAAAACATGGGAGGCTTTATATATGAAAAGCATTCCAATTGTTACAAAATGGTACGGAGCTGAAAGATTTAAAAAATTAGGCATACCAATGATAATTATAGATGATTGGTCCCAATTTAAAGACTTAAAACTAGATAAAAGTTTATATGATAGCATTTGGGGCAATTTTGATATTGAGTCTCTTAATTTTAATTTATTTAAATAATGAGTAAAGTAACTTATATACTAAATACATGGCAGAGACCTCATACTCTTAATGATCAGATTAAAGCCGTCTCTGAACAAACTGTCAAATGCGATGAGCTTATGATTTGGCAAAATAAACCTACAGAGAACAAAAATTCTTTTTTGGTGCAAGATGAAAGCGGTGCGATAAAAATATCTCATAACAATTATAATTATGGGGTTTGGGCTAGGTTTGCTTTCGCTTTAAATGCAAAATCAGATTACATATGTTTACTGGATGATGACACAATTCCAGGGACTAAATGGACAGAGAATTGCATTAATTGTATAGAAAATGAACAAAATGGGTTATATTTAACCAACGGAATTACTTTTAACGATTTAGAATATAAATCATATACAAATGATGGTCTGCATAACCCTAATGAAAAAACTAAAAGAGTAGATATTGGCGGCCATGCTTGGTTTTTTCATAGAGATCTTTTATCAGCATTTTGGAGAGAGACAGGACCGCCAATAAATTATATTTGTGGTGAGGATGTTCATTTTTCATACTCTATACAAAAATATTTAAATTTAAATACTTATGTGCCACCACACCCAAAAGATGATCTAGAAATGTGGGGTAGCAGACTTGAATTAGCTATGAGGTATGGAGTTGATAAAAATGCCATCTCTGTAAATTCAAACGGTATTGATTTCGGTTTATCATTGAAACATTATTATAAAAAAGGATTTAAGTTAATAAACGTAAAATGACAACTGTTATTTGTTTTGGGACTAGACCTGAGTGGCTAAAAGTAAAACCTTTGACTAAGGTTTTAGATAGCTATAAACTTTTATTTACAGGTCAGCATACAGACTTACTAAAAGATGTTAAAACAGATTATCATATAAATATTAATGATTGTGAGAGTGAAAAAAGATTAGATCAAATAGTTAGTGACTGTTTACTTCAATTTCCTGATGGTGACTTTGACAGCGTTTTAGTTCAAGGTGATACAGTTTCAGCTTTTGCTTGTGCGTTAGCAGGTTTTCATTCGAAAAAGAAAGTTATTCACTTGGAGGCTGGATTAAGAACTTATGATTTAGATCACCCATATCCTGAAGAGGCATATCGACAAATGATATCTCGCATTGCAGATATAAATTTATGCCCAACTTTACTATCTAAAAACACATTAAAAAATGAGTTAGTTAAGGGAGAGTGCCATGTTGTAGGAAATACTGTTTTAGATAACTTGTTAAACTACAAAAAAAAATGCGAATACACAAATAAAGTTTTAGTTACTCTTCATAGAAGAGAAAATCACGACTTAATATACGATTGGTTTAAAACGATCAATGAAATAGCTAAAAATAACTCTGATTTAGAGTTTATATTACCTATTCATCCTAACCCAAATGTACAAAAACATAAAAATATATTAACTAATGTTAATGTTATTAAGCCGCTTGATCATAAAAAACTTCTTGATGTTTTAGTGAAATGTAAACTAGTGATTAGTGATAGCGGGGGATTGCAAGAGGAAAGTAGTTTTCTAAATAAAAAAATTATAGTTTGTAGAGAAACAACAGAAAGGCCAGAGGGTAAAGAATCTGGGCAGCTTACAATTTGTAAACATCCAAATAATCTGACTAGCATATTTAAAAATTTAAATAATAATTATAAAATTGATTCTGTATGCCCATATGGAGATGGAAAGTCATCTGAAAAAATAGCTTCAATATTAAATGAAATTTAAAAAACATTACCAAAGAGATTTCGAAGAAATCTATAAAAAAACAGAAAGTAATTGTTATAGCTTTGAGGGTAAAACTATTTTAGTTTGCGGTGGAGCAGGATTCTTGGGGGCGCTTTTTGTAAAATACTTTTTATACTTAAATACCTATAAATTTAAAAATAAATGTAGAATTATTTCTATTGATAATTTTCTAGGCAGAGAAAGAAAAGATCTGTTAGAGGCTGATAATCTTATAAATCTTCAACACGATTTAACTAGCAGCTATCTGAGTTTAAAACTTTATAAAGAAAAAATAGATTTTATAATTAATTGTAGTGGTTGTGCCAGCCCTTATTATTATGAGCGATATCCAATTGAAACAATGGATGTGTCTACAGAAGGGACAAAAAATCTATTGCAAGCAGCTTTATCAAATAATGCCAAGATATTAAATTTTTCTTCATCTGAGGTGTTAGGAACTCCATCTGAAGAGTTTATACCCACAGATGAGTCTTACACACCAACAGCTAAAACATTAGATAAAAGATCCTGCTACGATGTTACTAAAATGTATATCGAAACAATTTCTTACATATTCAAAGATCAATTCAATGTCGATTGTAAAATAGTAAGACCTTTCAATGTTGTTGGTTATTTTAGACAAGATGATAAAAGGGTGCTGCCTAATTTTATATCTAATTGTTTAAAGGGAAAAAAAATGAGAGTTTACGCTCCTGGTAATCAAACTAGAACTTTCTGCTGGTACGGAGATTTTTTATCAGGGTGTATTCAGGTTTTAACTGAGGGTAAAGATATTTTATATCACATAGGAAATCCAGATAATGAGATATCTATGATTGATTTAGCCAAAATGGTAGAAAAAATATCTGGTAAGAAAAATATGATAGAGGTTATAGAGCCACCCATTGTTTATAAACATGAGCCTAAGCGTAGATGCCCATCCGTGGATAAGATTCAAAAAGAATTAGGATACACTCTTGATATAAATCTAGAAGAATCTTTAAGTAGAATTTACGACTGGGCAAATGATAATTATAAATGAAAACCTTTAAAGGAGAGTTTGATAAAATAGCTAAATTAGTAAAATCTGATGAACCTTTTGGGTTTTGTCGATTCTCTGATGGCGAAGTTACAGTTTTAAGAAATAAAACTTTAATTTTGGGTGATGGAGTTTTAGTTCAAGGTGATATTTATGAAGGACAAACAATAAAATTGCCTGACTACGCTTTTAAAAAGGATGAGGAGCAAAAAAGGTTTATACCTGAAGAAACTCCTTATCTGAATACTAAGCTGATAGAATCCTTAAAGTATAGAAAAAAAAATTACTTTAAAGGAATCCCAGCTTATAATGGTCAAGACGGAAGTCATTCATGGCAGTTTTGTAGAGATTTATACGGAGAGGGAGATGATGAACATTTAACGTTTAGTAACGTTCTCATAAATGATAATTATAAACATTTTGTTTCTCAAATTGTACCTACTTTTAGCGATAAAAAAGTAGTTCTTATTAGTAATAAAAACTCAAAGTTTGATAAACTTCCATTTAAAATAACAAAACATTTTGCAATTGGCCCTAATTGCATGAAGGATGATTATTATTTAATAGACGCTTGTAAGCACTGGATAAAGGAAAACAATATTGAGAATCATTTATTTTTGTTTGCCGCGGCATCTTTAAGCAATCTACTGTGTTACGAACTTTATAAAGATTTTGATAAAAATCAATATATGGATATTGGCTCTGCATTAGGACCATACTTACAATTAGAGGGATGGAAAGCAATGAGAACTTATTTAAATGTATATTGGTCTAACCCTTCAAATCCTCCTCCTCAAGATATAGATTTATGGAATTAGTAAAATGCGATAAAAAACATTGGAGAAGAATTTTAGAAATTAGAAATTTAGTAAGAAAATCTTTTATAAATTCTTCAATTATAAGTTATGAAACACATATTAAATTCATGGAGACGTATTATAAAAATTATATAGTTGCTATCAGGTATGGTGAAGTCGTAGGATTTGCTGGCGTAGTGAATAATGATGTAAGGGTAGCGGTAGATCCTAAATATCAAAAAAGGGGGATAGGTAAAAAATTATTAAATAAAATTGTTTCTATCTATCCTGATTGTGAAGCTAAAATTCATGTAAAAAATAAATCTAGCTTAGCACTTTTTGAGTCTTGCGGTTTTATTAAAAAATATTTTTTATTAAATAAAAATGCATAAACCTCATAAAATTGTTGAAATGTTTGAAGAAAACGTTGCTGAGTATACAGGCGCTCCTTATGCTGTATCTTGCGATAATTGCACAAACGCAATAAAAATGTCTTGTGAATTTCACAATGTTAAAGAGGTCACAATACCAAAAAGAACATATATTTCGGTCGCTCAATCAATAGTGCAAGCAAGAGGCAAAGTTAAATTTGAAGATTTAAAATGGAAAGGTATCTATCAATTAAAACCCTATCCAATATATGATGCAGCAAAAAGATTCACCTCTAATATGTATAAAAAAGGCACACTTATGTGTTTGTCTTTTGGAATAAAAAAACCTTTGAAATTAGGTAAAGGAGGCATGATCTTAACAGATGATAAAGAGGCTTATGATTTTTTAAAAAAAATGAGATGGTCGGGCAGATCTGAGGATGTAAATTATGATATTGATCAGCCATCATTTATGGGATATAATTCTTACATAACCCCTGAGTGGGCTGCTTGGGGAATAATGATGCTTAGTGTATATCCAGAACACGCAGAGGATCAAATTGAAGAGCCTGACTATCGAGATTTAACAACTTTTAATATATTTTAAAATGAAAAATTTACTAGTAACAGCAGCAGGTCTATCATCTAGATTTGAGGGTTTAAAACCAAAGTGGATGCTAACACATCCCAAGGGCAACTGGATGATCGTTGAAGCTTTAAAAAATTTAGACTTTACTAGTATAGATAAAGTTTACCTTGGTTTTTTGGCAGAACACATTGAAGAATACAATTGCAGAGATGCAATAGATTTGTGCCTAACAGAGCTTGGCATATTTGATAAAGCGGAAGTTGTCTTGTTAGATAAGAGAACAGAAAATCAACCTCACACCGTTTACGAGGTTATAAAAAAAGCTGACATACAAGGTCAGGTTGTAATAAAAGAAGTAGATAACCGCTTTAAATATAACGTCGAAGATGGCAACTTCATGTGTTATTATGATTTAAATAAAACAACATCAATCAATCCATCAAACAAAAGCTATATAACCATAGGTGAAGATGGCTACATTTCTGGTTTAGTGGAGAAAAAAGTTATTTCTAATACTTTTGGATGTGGCAGCTATTCATTTGAAAACAGTCAAGACTACTGTGAATACTTCGAAAAAATGTCTGCTAACAAAAATTTATACTTGTCTGATATTATCAAAAAAATGATTGATGATGGTTTTAAATTTAAGCCAGTAATGGTTTCGGAATACATCGATTGGGGAACTAAGGAGGATTGGTTTAGTTATGTTAGGCAATATAAAACTTTATTTGTAGATGTTGATGGGACGTTAGTTAAAAGTTCTGGTAAATACACCCCTCCGCATTGGGGAGAAACTGAGGCTATAAAAGAAAATGTAGAATTCTTAAATAAGCTTTATGATACAGGAAAAGTTTATATTATCTTAACAACAGCGCGGCCATCTTCAGCCAGAGATGTTACGGTTGAACAAATGAACAGAGAGGGCATTAAATATCATAATATTATTTTTGATTTGTTTCATGCAAATAGAACCTTGATAAATGATTATGGAACTTCTAGTCCATACCCTACATGTGATGCAGTTAATATAGTCAGAAATTCAAACGAATTAGAGCGATTTTTAAAGGATTTAGGTAAATGAAAAAAATATTAATAACAGGCGGCGCTGGTTTCATAGGATCACAATTAGGTTATTACTTACATAAAAAGGGTTATGATGTAATTCTTTTAGATAACATGAGTTATGGAAACATAGATAACTTAGAAATAAACGGCAAAACATTTGGAAAATTTATACAAGATGATATCAGAAGCAAAAATGTTTTTGATTACACAAAGGGTGTAGATTACATATATCATTTTGCTGGTATAGCGCCCTTACCTGACTGTCAAGAGAACCCAAAGCAAGCTATAGATGTAAACGTTTCAGGAACAGCAAATATCCTTGAGGCGGCTCGCTTGAATGGAGTAAAAAGAGTTATATTTTCATCCACAAGCGCAGTATATGAAAATCATGAATCCTTTCCAGCTAAAGAAAGTGACGATGTATTCCCTGATTTAGTCTATGCAACTAGTAAAAAACAGTCTGAGCTATTATGTAAATCTTTTTCAAATGTTTATAATTTACCCATAGTAATATTAAGATTCTTTAATGTGTATGGACCACATCAAGATTTTAGGAGAAAACATCCACCCTTAACAGGATATTTAATGAAAACATTTTTAAAAAATGAAATCCCAACTTTATTTTCAGACGGTGAACAAAGGCGGGATTATGTTTACATTGATGATTTAATTAAAATTTGTGAGATTGTGATGACGCACGATAAGGCGGTTGGTGAAAAATTTAATGTTAGCTCTGGCAATAGTTATTCAGTAAATGAAATTTATAAAAGCGTGGCTAAATGTTTTAACATAAAATCTAAACCTAACTATAGTAACCCCTCTAATTTTTGGGATGCATACCCTCACCTTTTTAAAGGTGAATATAAACTTGATAAAGATAGATTAAAAAAAGAAGTTTTAAAATATTGTTTAGGTGATACTGAGAAATCAAAAAAAGTTTTGAATTGGGAGGCTAAAATTACACTCGATCATGGGATAAAACAGTGTGTCGAACATGCAAAAACAATAGGCTTATGAAAACAGCGGTATGCATTGCGGGATACTTTGACTCGTTCACTGATCCCGATTCAAAAGGGGTAGATGGTTACAAACATCTACAAAAACATGTTTTATCTAAATGTGATGCAGATGTCTATATGCATAGCTGGGACTTTGAAAAAAAACAATTTGTATTAGATCTTTATGGAGAATCCGTTAAACGTCATTGTTTTGAACCTCAAGTAGATTTTTCATCTATACAAACAGTTCAACAGGTTGGAGGATACGCGCCTCAATCTCGTCTTTTTTCTCAATATTATTCTGTGCAAAAATCTTTTGAGCTGCTTGAACAAACAGGTGAAAAATATGATTGCGTTATTAAAACTCGATTTGATGTTGGAAGGATAAATAGACGGACTTCTGGCGCACCTAATGCTCCAAGCCCGTATGCAGTTCAATGTATAAATTTTAATCCTAATTTAGATATGCAAAAATTTTATCTCGCAGAATGGTCAGAACAAACTTTTGATGAAGAGGGGCCAGCTGATATGTGGTTTTATTCAAATCAAGAAAATATGATGGCTTTTACTAATTTTTTTAATTTAATTAAAAAAGAAATGACAGTAGGGAGCGAGATGGAAAAATGGGCTGGCTCAAAACATGGAGGTTTAGTTAATGGAATCAAGTGTTACAAATGGTTTTTAATAAGAAGCGGCCTTTGGGATAAAAGAGTAGCCTTATCAACGACATGGGAATGAAAAATTTATGTATTATTATGTATTCTCATAGCAGTTATAGTGATGCTTGGGAAATGTTCTGCGGTCAAATAGAAAAATATTTTCCGAAAGACATTAAAAGGTATGCTTTTGTAGATAAATACGATAATTTACCTGAGAATTGGCAAATAATTAACTATGATGACTCTTTATCATACAATAAACGCGTTGCGTCTTGTTTAGAGAAAATAAATGAAGAATATCTAATATTCCATCATGAGGATATGCCTTTATACGACAAACCTGATTTACAGTTTTTGGAAGACAAAAAAAACTTAATGTCAGAACGCAACATCGACTACATAAAATTGCTAAAAGGGGGCAATATGGGATTGCCTGAAATAAAATACTCAGATGTTCTTTATGAATTGCCAAAAAATGGTGATTGTTATTTTTCAGTTCAGCCAAGTCTATGTAAAAAAGATTCTGTTGAATTAATTTATAAAAACTGCGACATAGATCATATACATGATTTTGAACCAAAAGCTCATATCATGTCAATTTTACTAAATCATAAAAATTTGTACTATTACGATAATGAGCCGCAGAGAGGTTTATGTCATTGGGATTCAAAAATATACCCTTACGTAGCAACTGCTATTGTTAAAGGTAAATGGAACTATTCAGAATATTCGTTAGAGCTATCATCATTACATAAAGAATATAAAATTGATAAAAATATTAGAGGTTGTATTTAATGATTAAATTATTAATATTAGATGTAGACGGAGTTTTAACAGATGGCACTAAACTGTATTCAGAGGATGGCCTTGGCAGAATGAAATCATTTTGCGACAAAGATTTTACAGCAATTAAAAGAATTAAAGCCGCTGGTGTAAAAGTATGTTTTTTGAGTGGAGATGAAAATGTCAATAAGGCAATAGCTGATAATAGAAATATAGACTTTCATTTAGCTAGAGGCAAAAACAAAAAAGATTTTTTAAAAAAATTTTGTATACTCTATGATTGCTCACCAGATGAAATGTGTTTTGTGGGAGATGATTTGTTTGATGTAGATTTACTGAAAGCCGTAAAATATTCTTTTTGTCCAAAAAATTCTCTTTCAGATGTGAAAGACTGCTGTATGCATGTTTTATTAAACGAAGGTGGCAACAATTTAATTATGGAACTTCATGATTACCTATTATGTAATAATTTAATTAAAAAGGCAGACTTACAATCTGTCATGAATCTTGATGCGCTCGAAAAGTTTTAATCTTGGTCTTTTTGGAAAAAAATATCTTGATACAACATTTTGTTTAGATTTTTTTAAAAAAGGGGAAACTAATTTTTGCAAAAAAACTAATCACTCTTTAGGTGGCATATATAATATCTCAAAAAAATTTTTACCATTAGCTAATTTATATTACTTTGAAGATGACCCTGTAAAATCTTTTATTATAAGTGAATTAAAAGAGGCGAAGAGAAGCTCTATTTTATTGCCTGAAAAAACAGATAATACTCCAAGCATTGATTACAAATCTATAGATTGGTTGCACATTGCATATGTTGACGATTTAAATCATAGTGAAGTTATAGACCATAGTAGAGTTAATTTAAGTGTCGATTTTTGCACTGAAAAACCAAGAGAGAATTATCTAGATTTAATGAAAAATTCTAAGTTAGTTTTTGATTCTAGGGAGAGAAAAAAATTGTATTCTAATATTTCACTATCGACTCCAATAATTCTCCATGATGAAAATGGATGCGAGTGCATAATTAATGGAAAAAAAACGTTTTCTCAAAATATAATTGCTATAAAAAATTTAAATGTAAATGGAGCTGGAGACATTTTTGCTGGAATATTTATTGATAAATATTATAATTGTTCGTTAAGCGAGGCTTTAAACTACACATGCACCTCAACTGCAAACTATTTGAAGAAAAAGAATGAAATATAATTTACTTTTACCTATAGCTGGTAAAGCTCAAAGGTTTGCTGATCATGGTTATACAATGCCAAAGCCTTTAATAATGGCTAAAACAAAGCAAGTTATTGACTGGGCTATGGAGTCCATCGATACAAAAGATTGTAATTTAATTTTTGCTGTTCGATTAGAACATATAAATAATTTTTCTATTGATGAAATTTTAAAACAAAAGTTTGGAGATGATGTAAAAATTGTAGTTATTGACCACGACACAGATGGATCTGTATCAACCTGCTTGCTAGCCAAAGAGTTTATAAATAATGACGCTCCTCTAATAATCTATACGCCAGATGTTTATTTTCAAAATAAATTTAATCCTTATGAAATAGATAAAAATTTAGATGGATTGCTACTTACTTTTAAAGCCAACAGCCCAGCCCATAGTTATGTAGCTATAGACGAAAAAGGGTATGCAACTAAAACAGCAGAAAAACAAGTTATCAGTTCAGATGCAGCTGTAGGCGTTTATTATTTTAAAAAAGGTAGGTATTTTATTGAATATGCAGAGGAACTTGTTAAAAAGGACATTAGAACTAAAGATGAGTTCTATATATGCCCTATGTACAATTTACTTATTAGAGATGGTCTGAAAATTGGTATCAAACAGGTAGAAAAAATGCATGTTCTAGGCACTCCAGAAGAATTAGAATTTTTTGTTGATAAGGTTGCTTATACATTTGGCGAGAAACCCATAGGTCTTTGTTGTGATCATTCAGGTTATCAAAGGAAGCAAGACGCTAAAGATGTCCTTAAATCTTTAGACATCGAATACGTTGATTTTGGATGCCATGTTGAAAAGGATGTTGACTATAACGCTTATGTTCATCAAGCGATTGAATCTTTAAATAATAAAACATGTGATTTTATTTTAGGTTTTTGTAGGACAGGTCAAGGTATTAACATACTAGCCAATCACAAAAAACAAGTGCGAGCTGCATTGATTTTTGACGAATATACAGCAGAAATGGCTCGTAGACATAACTGTGCTAACTTTTTTTCTATACCATCAAAGTATACATCATTTCACACTCTTGAGGATATTATAAACACGCTAGTAAGGTCATCTTTTGATGGGGGTAGACACATGACTAGGATATCTAAAAATCTATAATGTTGTTAATATCACATAGAGGTAATCTTTCTGGCAAAGATCCAGAGAACGAGAATAGGCCACAACAAATATGCAAAGTTTTAAGTTTAGGTTATCATTGTGAAATAGACCTTTGGAAAGTGGATGATTTTTTTTATCTAGGTCATGATGAACCTCAGTATAAAATAGATTTTAAATTCTTAAAAAACAATAAAAATTTATGGATTCATACTAAAAATTTAGAGGCTTTGAATTCTTTGCCTAATGACTTGAGATATTTTTGGCATCAAACAGATGATTACACTTTAACATCCGACAATATAATTTGGACTTTTCCTGATAAACAAGTTTGCGAAAATTCAGTTATAGTTGACAAAAACAAAAATTGGAGAAGTAAAAACTATAAATGTTTAGGTATTTGCACTGATTGGATTTTATGATAAAGACTATTATTACAGGAGTCACAGGTCAAGACGGTAGTCTTATGGCAGATTTTCTACTTAAAAATACAAAGCATATTATAGTTGGTGGAGCTAGACGATTAAGCGTTAAAAATCATGATAATATTTTGCATTTGCTTGATCATCCAAGGTTTTTTCTTATTGACTTAGATGTCACTGACCCTCAAAACATAGATAAAGTAATAACTGAGCATAAACCTCATTACTTTATAAATTTTGCAGCAAATTCTTTTGTTGGAAATAGTTGGACACAGCCAGTAAATCATATGATGACAAACTGCATGGCTGTTTTACATCAATTAGAAGCTATAAAAAGGCACTGCCCACAATGTAGGTATTATAACGCTGGATCGTCTGAGGAGTTTGGAGATGTTGTAACAGAGCCACAGACTGAGAATCACCCACTTAGACCAAGAAGTCCTTATGGCGCTTCAAAATGTTCTGCTAGGCATTTAGTAAAAGTATATCGAGACTCTTATGGCTTATATGCAATTCAAGGTTGGCTTTTTAATCATGAAGGTGTCCGTAGAGGCTCAGACTTTGTTACTAGAAAAATTACCCAAAATGTTGCGCGTATTAGCAATGAATATGTTAACAAAAAAAATTTTAAACCTTTAAGGCTTGGAAATGTAGAGTCCAAAAGGGATTGGAGCGATGCTGAAGATTTTATGGAGGGCATATGGAGAATGTTAAATCAAGAAAAATATTTAATTAATATTTCTAGAAAAACTCCTGACGATTATGTTTTATCTTCAGATGAAACTCACACCATAAAAGAATTTGTTGAGGAGGCGTTTCATATTGCTGGATTTCACAGATCAATGTGTAGATGGGAGGGATTTGAGGAAAACACTAAGTATTTTCATGGTGATGATTTATTAATGGAGGTTGATCCAAAGTTTTACAGACCAGCAGAAGTTGACTTACTGCTTGGTGATTCAACCAGAGCTAGAAATGAGCTTGGCTGGGAGCCTAAAAGCACTTTTGTAGACTTAGTAAGAAAAATGGTTGACAATGATTTAAAAATTGTAAATTCTTATTAGTGGCTAAGAAACTAAAGCTTAATAAAAGACAAATTTTAGAAAAGCTTTTAATCATCCCAGAAAAGGGTCGTAGACCTTTTTTTTCTCGCGAGATGAAGCTTTTGAACGATTTATGTTCTAAGTACTCACAAGAATTTATGAGTATTGTTTCTTTTCCAAAAAAGTTTGATTCATTAACTTACTTGATTAGCCCAAAGCTGACAGATAAATTAGATGAAAAGTTTAGAGCATTTAATTTTAAAGTGGACTTTTCAAAATACCCACGGTATAATATCGGCGATAAGTTTGGCAAGGATGCCAAAATCAAACCTAATAAAAAAACAATTAGAGATTTTTTAAATGAGTGACGGACCAGACCCAAATGAACTTCTTGGCAATTTTTTGAAATCAAACAAAAGCGATCATTATAACTTTGAAAAAGAGTGCGATTACAAAGTCTCTAGTGGATCTTTGCAGTTTGACCTTTGTATGAATGGAGGCTTTGGACCTGGATTACATCGCTTTACTGGGCTGACTGAGGGAGGTAAAACCTCTGAAGCCTTGGAAGTAATGAAGAATTTCTTAAACACTGTAGAGAAGCCAAGAGGTTTGTATATCAAAGCTGAAGGTAGACTCGCTCCAGAAATAAGAGAAAGATCAGGTGTAAAATTTGTTTGGTCAGCTGATGAATGGGAGGATGGCACTTGTTTTGTGTTAGAAACCAATATATATGAAACAGCTATGACTTGCATCAAGCAACTTATAGATAATGTAAAAAACCCACAAAAATATTGTTTTATATTAGATTCTGTTGATGGATTAACAGCGAAAAATGACGCATCTAAAGGTTTTGAAGAGTTTGCTAAAATAGCCTCTGGAGCGTCTATTGCAGCTAGGTGGTGTGCTCAAACTAGTATAGCTTTAGGCAAGAGAGGTCACATGGCTATTTTTATTAGTCAGGTAAGATCAGAAATGAGAGATCAATATTCTAAAGAGCCGCCTAGACAATCTGTAGCTACAGGTGGATATGCTTTACAGCATTATGCTAATACTTGCATACAGTTTCAACCTAGGTATAAAGCCGACTTGATTCTTCAGAACCCAAGTTTAAAAACTATTGATGAGAAAAAAAACCCAATCATTGGTCATTTTGCAAAGGTTTTAATAGCTAAATCTCCTAATGAAAAATCAAATGTCACTTTAACTTATCCTGTTAGGTACAATAGATCTGGGGGCAACTCTATATGGATTGAAAAAGAGGTAGTTGATTTACTTTATGCTTGGGACTTTGTAGAAAAAAAAGGATCTTGGATCAAACCTACAGACGATTTCAAAGATTTATTAAATGATAATAAATTAGAGTTTCCTGAGCAAGTTCAAGGAGATAACAATTTATTTAAAATCCTTGATGAAGATGAAAAACTTTGCAAATTTTTAATTGATTACTTCAAACAGCAAATAACCTCATGAAGTTTGTTGATCAATATGGTAAACAAAGAAATCTTAAAAACGCAAAAAAATATTTAATAGATTGGCATAAACCTAGTCGTAGCAAATTTCAAACAAAGGTTAAAAAATTTCTTTTTGAATATTGGCAGAACGATATTGTTTTTGAGGAGTTCAGAGTTGTAGGGACTAGATTAACTTTAGATTTTTATAACGCCAATAAAAAAATTGCTGTTGAAGTTCAAGGGGCGCAACATACAAAGTATGTAAAATTCTTCCATAAAAATCACTTTAAATATTCTGATCAGTTAAAAAGAGATGAAAAGAAACTTGATTTCTGTCAAGCGAATGGCATAAAGTTAGCAGAGGTTTATCCTCAAGATGAGATACAGGCATCATTATTTAAAAATCAAGATATATACCTATGAACATTGAAGATGAGGAAAGTGATTTCCATATACCAAGCGAGATGGTTGATAAGCTATATGAGCTTTCAGGTGGCGCAGATAAATATAAAGGAATTATAATGGCTGTTTCATCTGAAAATGGTAAACCTTTGATTTACAGAAAGTTTGATTGTGCAATGACTGAGCTTGCGCTAAGTAAATGCTTGCAAGACTTTCTTGATAGTTCTACTGTAGAAAAGCGATCTCAAGATGACGAAGAATGATATACTCTTACGAATTAGAAAAACAGCTTTTAGCAGGTTTGTTAAAAGAGCCTCAAGCTTTAACAGAAATATGCAACTTCATAAGTGTTTCTGATTTTTACTCTGAGCAGTCATCTTTAAATAGCACTATATTTAGAATCATAGAGCAAGCTGTAAATGCTGGTGAGGATGTCGATGAGATTATTATAGCTCAAAGAGTTAACGAGGTAGGTATATCATTTGAGGATAATCTAAATCCATCAGACTATATAAAATCTTTATGCTTGCGAAAAGTTCCGTCTGGCAACACAATAAAAACCGCTAAAGAACTTAAAAAGTATTCAATTAGGCGCGAGATCCTTAAATCATCTAATACTATAGCCAAAAAGATGAAAGGCATGTCTCCTGAGACATCTTATGCCGATATTATCGAAGCCGCAGATAAAATTTACAATTCAAAAATAAATTTATATGAGATTGGCAATGACATTCCTGTTAACATATATGATGACATGGAAAGTATTATTGAGCATAGAGGCAACAATCCTGTTACTGAGTTCGGTATGTTTGGCCCTCATGACAAAATCAATAGTATATATGGATCTTTATTAAGACCTGGAAATATAACTGTTGTTGTCGCTAGATCTGGAGTTGGTAAAACTCAGTTTTGTATGGATTATTGCACTAAAGTTAGTCTAAAATATAATGTTCCTGTCTTGCATTTTGATAACGGAGAGATGAGCAAAGAGGAGCTTATTATGAGACAGTGCTCTGCTCTCTCAAACATACCCATGCATTTATTAGAGAGTGGTAAGTGGAGACAGGCGGGTAAAACAGTTGTAGATAAAGTTAGATCAGTTTGGGCTAAAGTAAAAGATTTAAAATTTTACTATTATAATGTGGGGGGTATGGACGTAGACTCAATGATAAATACTTTAAAAAGATTTTATTACTCTAAAGTCGGCAGAGGCAATCAGATGATTTTTTCTTTTGATTATATTAAAACAACCTCTGAATCCATGATGAATAAATCTGAGTGGCAAATTGTTGGAGAGATGGTTGATAAATTTAAAAAATGCGTTCAGAAAGAAATTTTGTATGATGGCGAGCCGATTATTCCTATGATTACCTCAGTTCAATCAAATAGGTATGGCATAACGAATAACCGAAATTCAGATACAATAGTAGACGATGAATCAGTTGTTTCATTATCTGACAGGATCACACAGTTCTGTTCTCACATGTTTATATTAAGAAATAAAACTGCTGATGAAATAGAGAGGGAGGGTGCGTCTTTTGGCACACATAAGCTTATAAATGTAAAATCTAGACATTTAGGAAACGATATAGCTGGCGCTATAGAACCTGTTAGAGTTGGAGATACCTTGAGAAAAAATTCAATTAATTTAGATTTTAATAATTTTAATATTACTGAGAGGGGCGATTTGAGAGATATAGCTCGTGTATTAAATGGTGACATTGAGTTAAATACAGATGGACAGCAACAAGAAATACCAGACTTCGATCAGCTCGGATGATTTTCAACAAACCTTAGAGTCTTTAGGTTACAATCTCATAGATTGTGGAGATCACTGGAGAACTCAAGCTTTGTATAGAAATGGCGATAACAAAACAGCTGTAAAAATATATAAAAATACAGGGGTTTGGATGGATTTTGTTCAAAACAAAGGCTCTCAACCCTTTGAATCACTTGTTAGGGCCACCGCATCGTTAAAAAACGAGGATTATAGTTCAATTATTTCAAAAATTAAGTCTGGTACTGTAGAACAATATGTAAAAAAGCAGACTATTGAAATGGAAAAAGTTTACCCTGCAAAATCTCTAGACAAATTATTTCCTAATTATAAATTTTATAATGATAGGAACATATCTGAGGAGACCCAAAAGCTTTTTGATGTTGGTTTAGCTGGCGTAGGAAAAATGTATCGAAGAATGGTTTTTCCGATATATAATGAGCATGAACAAATTATAGGATTTTCTGGTAGAAAAGTTGATAATAACAATAATTATCCAAAATGGAAGCATATAGGCAGAAGAAACAACTGGGTTTATCCTGCATTTAATGTAAAAACAGGTGTTAACCAAGCCATAGAACAAAATAAAACAGTAATACTAGTAGAAAGTATAGGAGATGCCCTTGCCCTTTATGAACAAAATATTAAGAACGTGCTTGTCATATTTGGCTTATGCGTTAACAACAATATTATTAATTTTCTTAGCAGTAAGTGTGTCAACAATATCTATATTTGTACTAATAATGATGACCATAGTTCGCAAAATAGAGGACATATTGCAGCTGTTAAAAATTATTTAAAATTATCGAAATACTTCGATTTACAAAATTTAAGTATAAAAATGCCGCCAAAACCTTATAATGATTTTGGTGATGCTAATTTAGACGATTTTGAACTTAAAAATTGGTACTATGATAGCGTAGACCAACCTAAACAATTTCAAAAAATCTTAGAATTTATAGATAAGAACAATTCATGCTTCACTAAGAATGAAATAAAAACTTCGTTAGTGTTAAGCAATGAACATTCCTGAGACACCTTTATCTGCCAGCAGAATTAAAACGGCTGAATCGTGCTCTTGGCTTTACTGGTGTAAATATAAATTAAATTTACCAGATAAAAGTAATGATGGTGCAAAAAGAGGGTCTATTTGCCATTTAATATTTGAGGTTTTAGGATTACCTAAAAGAAAAAAATATTTTAATAAAATTATAAAAACGCAAGATGTTTTTTCTGTCCCATCAATAAAAAAACTAATACTAAAACATGCTGTTAGAGAGGGTGTTTCTGATGAGGAAAACGTGCAGTTAATGAAGGAGATGATATTTAATGGCTTAACTTATGATTTTTTTGGTAAAGATCTAGGTAAACCTACTGAAGATTATTCTGAAAAAGATTTTTTAATCGTAGAAAATAATGGCGATATAAAATATAAAATAAGAGGCTTCATAGACAAACTGTTTTTATATAAAAGAAAAAAATTTGCTATTATAAGAGACTTTAAAACAAGTAAATCAGTTTTTAAAGGCAAAGATTATACTGATAATCTCCAAGATCTAATGTACAGTTTGGCTGTAAAAAAAATGTTTCCTGAGTACTCTACAAGAGTTAGTGAATTTTTGTTTTTAAAGTTCGATTTAGATGAAAATTCTAATAATTCTGGTCTTGTAAAAATGAAACCATTAGATAATGATGAATTACATGGATTTGAGCTACAACTATCTGAAATACAGAGATATTTAGATAATTTTACCATAAAAGATGCCAAAAGCAATTATGCAGCCTATAAAGGTTTTCCAAGTGATGGTTCATTTAGCGGCAAACTTTTATGTGGCTTTGCTACAAAAAAAGGTGAATTAAAAATTGATGGCGATCCAAAATGGCATTGCCCTATGAAGTTTGATTTTTTCTATTACAAAGTGTTTGATGAAAAAGGCGATCTACATTCATCTGTTTTTGAAGAAGATTTTGATGAAAAATCATTACCTGAAAATTTTACATATGAAATAAAATATTATGAGGGTTGTCCTGCTCATTTAACTTGACAGTTGATGATGTGGTCATATATTTTTTACATGACCCCAATTTTTAAGTCAGATTATTCAATAGGTAAAAGTATTCTTACTATAGAAAACATAGTAAAGCTTTACAAAAAAACTAATGAAAAGTTTTTGGTCTTAGTTGAGGACTCTATGACTGGTTTTGTGAAAGCTCATAACTTGACAAAACAAAATGACATACATCTAGTTTTTGGGTTGAGAGTGTCTTGTTGCAACGACGTATCAAAAGAAAATGATAATTCAGATCATAAAGTTATAATTTTAGCAAAAAACGATCAAGGCTGT